CTATCTCCATAATTCTATTTCATTATCAAAGCTGCTATCAAAACTATAAACACAAGAGATTCGATCTTGTGATTATGCCAGTAGTGAAAGGCTTTATCCTTTATTTTTTTAATCATTTTTCTTCTCCTCTATCTCGTAAAAGAAATTGTCAGTGTCCTCTGTTCGCCACTGTTGTGTATCTTCTACGTTCCAGTAATTAGTTTGAACCTTCCAATCAGGCACTTGGTCTTTTACCGTAAACGATGGTATATCCCAAATTAGTCTGTTGTTAGGTTGTGCTGCGTAGTTGCCATCATTTAATGCAAGTACGTGAGCGCACTTATGTTCGTGCGGGATCTCTGAATGATCAGTGTCTAATATATTAGGCTCTGGATGTGCAAAGTCAACAGTAAATAAATATCGACCCCAATGCCATTTTTTATCTTTACCAATGTATTTTCCAGATTGTGATTCTAAAATATCCCAACTAGTGACAGCAGGATAATAACTAAAAGAGTTCCAAAGCTGAAGTTCATCAAGTCGTCGTCGCGGTACGTCGGTAATTTTAAATCCCCTTTGAACAAAAGCTGCAATAGGTAATCTATAAAAGATCGCGCCGTTTTCCATAATCGCGTGAAACAACAATGCACGACCTGTAATACAAGTAACACCAAAGATAATACAATCTTCAACTTCTCCATGATGTTTTTTAAGATCATATAAATACTCCCTTCTTATTTGTGCATACTCAACTGGTATGTTTGCGTTTAAATAAGCCATAATTAATCCTTATCATAAATGTCCCCCCAAGTTTTACCAGACTCGTAGTCAACTTTGTTGGGAACTTCTAGACTAACGGCATTTTCCATAATTTCAATTATCTTTTTTGCCTTTGCATCTGACTCCACAGATAAATCTAACTCATCGTGTATTTGTATGTGAGCTAAAATCCCCTCCTTGTACAATTCTAACATTGCTTTTTTAGTCATGTCAGCTGCGCTACCTTGAATTAATTTATTTAAAGATTTGTATGTAAACGCTCTTCTTATTCCTGGTCCGTGTTCCCTGAGTGCATCTTCATGAGACATGGCTTTATGCATACCAAACTGGTTTGGTTCCCATAAATGAAACCGGCATAACCGACCAAGAAGTGTACGTATCTGTCCACGTTCTTGTGCACGATTAGAGGCCGAGTTCATTAACTGTTTAACAAAAGGAACTTTCGCATGGTATTGGTCAAACAATTCTGCTGCTTTTTCTTTTGATACTCCTAGTTCAGCCTGGAGTTTAGCTTTACCCATTCCATAAAATAATCCTAGATTAATTGTCTTAGCTTGATCTCTTGGAATCTTAGCCATGTCCGCTACGATTTGATGAAAATCTGTTGACGAATCATTTTCGTACGCGTCCACTACGTCGTAGACTGTTGGAAACTTATGCAAAGAAGCGTAGTGCACAACTAGTCTTGGTTCTTGTTGAGAGTAATCAAAGCATCCCCAAGTACAACCCTCCTCTGGTAAGAATAGGGATCTAATCATAGGTCCAAGATCCTTGTTCCTTGCAGGTAGTTGCTGTAAATTAGGGTTGTTATAACTAAACCTACCTGTCACCGTACCTCCAGCGTCGGATCTTATCTGGTTTATCTCCGCATGTATTCTTCCTTTATGTTCATATTTTATTATGGTATCAATGAATGTGGTATGGGCCTTGTTTATTTCCCTAGCTTTTGCTATTTGTTTAACAACAGGATGAGGATGTTCTTGTAAAAAATTTTTTGTGAAAGAAGGTGCTTGTGTTTTCTTTGTTCGTTCGTAAGGTAATTTTAATTTGTCAAAGACTGTGGCTATCGATCTTGCTGCCCATATTTGAACATCTATGTTACTTTCTTTTTTTATTTGTTTCAGTAATAAGTTTTCTTGGTATTCTAGGTCTTGCTTTAATTTATGAGCATGTTCTACATCTACCTTTACACCTAAGAAACGCATATCAACAAGACAAGGAAAAAGATCGGTTTCTAAATTAAATATAGATTCAATATCCTGATAAATAATTTCTTTTTTAAAAACTTGCCACAGTTCTAACGTAAGTTCTGCGTCTTTCTCAGCGTAAGATCCTACCTCCATGGCTGGTAGCTGCCATAGATCAGCTTTGGGGTCTAGTCCCCTTGACTTTGCAGCTTCGTTTAATGCTACCTCAGACTTACCAAAACCAAGATAGTCCCAAGACAAACTATTTAAATCATATTTAAATCTGTTTTCATCTATTAAAGATGCAGCTATCATGGTGTCAACAACTAAACCATTGATTTTTAAACCTAATTTTCTAATCCAACACACGTCGTACATTGCGTTATGAAAAATCTTTGTAGCGTCTGATAGTAAAATATCTTTAAACCACTCTAATGTTCTATCTCTATCCATGTTAGGTCCAGAGCCATGAGCAATTGGAAAATAAAATTTTTTACCAGGCACAGCGACAGCGATACCTACCACCTCTCCCAGGCCAACGACAGAACCAGATCCTCTTGTCTTTAACTCTGGATCTCTAGTCTCTAGGTCAATTGCTATCTCATCATACGATCTTAGATCTGGATATTCTTCTGGTTCTATCCACTCTGTTTGTGCCTCAAATATAGGTACTTTCATTTTTTTTGATCTTTTAATTTTAACATCTCTAACTGACAATAGTGAACAATTTTTTTAAGATCCTCCACTCCTCCTTTACGTTGATACCTACAGACGTATTTAATAACGTTACCTTGAAAAAAAGATAAATTGTTTTTAGAAATAAATTCGTAGGGTTGTATAGGAAACTTAGTGTAGTGATTTCCACCTACCTGAGTAAACTGTGGAAATGCTTCTTCAAATATATCTTTATGTGTCATAAATTATAACCGTGCCTTTCTATTTTTGCTCGCATTAAGTATAAATTATTTTTACTACGGGTTATACCTACATACCAGACTCTGTGTTCTTCATCTCTTTTTTTACTACTTTTTAACACACCTTCTCTAATTTTCCTAGCGTTATCCAACACTAATATCACGTTTTCGCACTCTCCTCCTTTTGCTGCGTGTATGGTGGATATTTTTATTCTTGGGTCTTCTGTTAATTTTTCTTTATTTGATAGTAGTAATCTTATATAATTTTTATCTTCAAGATTTGCCTTATCAAAAGCCTCATACCATGGAACTAATTCATTCCAATTATCTTCTGACATATAATCTTCTACATCTTCTTTTTGTGTTTGTTCTAAATCTTCACCATCTACCCATCTAGAATAATACACTGCTGCTTTGTGCAGCTTTGTATTAAAATTTTTAATGTATTTATTTTCAAATAAAAAACCTTTTTGTTTTATTTGCTTTGCAATCTCTATCGATTTGTTAATAGTTCTGGTTAAAATCAACCAATTATCTTTTGATAAATCTACATTTTCTAAGTTGTTGATTTTAATTAATGACCCCTCTTCATTCTTTGGGTGATACAATTTATCTGCTCTTAGTCCCTCGATGCGGCTAATTATAATATTAGATACCTCTTGAACCTTAACAGGAACTCTTCTTGATTTTTTTAATACCACCTCTTTGGCTGGCTCCTGTATAAATCTATCTACATCCGCTCCTGCCCATGCATATATAGCCTGGTCATCATCACCTGCTAGATACATGTCTTTTGTATTTGCTTTTAATATCTCATACATCATCCATTGTATTGGCGATAAATCTTGTGCTTCATCTATAAACACCACATCAAATTTAGGACATAAATGTTTCTTCTCAATAAATTGATGAATCATGTCTGTGAAATCAATTAAATTATTACTGCTCTTGTATTTGATATAATTAGCTTCGATATGTTTTAAAATATTTGGTTTAATATCTTTACTATACTCTCCTGTGCAATACTCATCCCAAACTTTTATATTCTTTTCTCTAGATTTAATTATAATTTGAAAATATTCATTATCACAGGTTAGATATGGAGACGAATCCATATCTCTTTTTGCCTTAACACTTATGCTTAAAGTTTTTCCAAGATCATCATAATGATAATCTTGCATGACATTCTCCTCCTTTAATCCTAATGTGTGGAAAGCTAGAGAGTGTAGCGTTTGAAAATATCTAAGATCTTTTTTTTGAAATTGTCTATTTTTATTTAACATTCTTTCTTTTGCGGTGTTGGCTGCTTTTTTTGTGAATGCAAAATACCCTATTTTTTTTACTGGTGTTTCCATTCTAATATATGCTAACGCTCTTCTAATTAGTTTCTCTGTTTTACCTGTGCCTGGAGGTCCATAAAATTTTTTAATCATAGTTTTTCTTTTATGTATTTTTTTAATTCTTTGTCCTGTACATTGTCTGGTATCCTGTTCTTATAAAATATCTC